GAGATCGGCTAAGATGACAGCTTGACGAGACGCACTAAGTTGAGCGCATAGTCCCAAACTCGACCCGGATTGGCTCCGGTGTGATTGAGGTGCGAGCCCCGCGAATGAGGGTCGCACCGTTCTACAGCCCCCGGCGGGCTCTGTTTTCATCCGGTTGTGTGGCCTCGCGACGAGGGACGACCGCTGACAGCGGAGTCCGCGTCATGCCGAACGTGAACGCGCCATCTGGCTTCCAGAGCGGGCGCCCGTTTGATGGTCGCGCCCCGACCTGGGGCAGCCCTATCGCTTATATCATGTGGAACTATGCGACCCAGATCGCCTCCGGCGATCCGGTGTTCCTCGCGCCCGATGGTACTATGCGGCTGGTCGTCGCCGGCGGTACCACCGTCCATGGGATTTTCAGGGGCTGTAAATATTACGACCCTGGTCAGCAGCGGACCAGTTGGTTCTCTGCCTGGCGTGCGCCGACGCTGCTGGCGAACACCATCGTCGAGGCGTTTGTCGACACCTCTGAGAATGACACCTTCCGCTGCCAGACGGTGGGCGCCGCCGCGGTCACCCAGGCACAGGTCGGGCTCAACATCGACCTTGTCGGTGGCAGCACTGGCACGCCGAACGCTGCGGGGATTTCAACCGCCGCGTTGAACCAGGCGACGATCGCCAACACGGCGACCTTCCCGTTCCGCATTGTCGGCATCGTCGGATATCCTAATCCGCTCGCATCTCCCGGTGGTCCGTATCCCGGTTATGACGCGACCCTCCAGTACAACTGGGTCGAAGTCATGATGAATACCTACGACCAGACGACCCGAACCGGTCAGGCATAGGGAGGCGCGGGCATGCCTATCAATAGATCTAATATCCGCGAATTCCTGCTTCCTGGTTTAGCGGGGATCGAAGGCAAGTACAGTATGATCCCGGCCAGGTACAAGGATTTCTTGTCGGTCGGCAACAGCAAGATGGCGGTCGAGCGCTTCGTGGAGGCGCGTTATACCGGCCTCGCGCAGCTCAAGAACGAAGGCGCCGCCACGGTGTTCGACAACGCACCGGGACAGAGGTTTGTTTACAACCTCGAACATCGTGCGGTCGGGTTAGGCTTCGCGCAGACCAGGGAAAGCCTGGACGACAACCTCTACAAAGAGAGCTTCCAGCCGCAGTCGATGGGGCTGCTGGAGAGTTTCGCGCAGACCAAGGACATCTTTGCCGCGCAGCTTCTCAACACCGGCTGGACGTTCAATCCATTGATCGGCGGTGACCAGGTCGCGCTGTTCGCGCCGAACCACCCGATCGACAATGGCGTCTACGCCAACACGCTGAGCGTGCCGCTCGATCTCAACGAGAGCGCGCTGGAAACCACGCTCAACATGATCCGCACGTTCCCGGATCAGGCCGGCCTGCTGGTGCTGACGCGCGGTCGCAAGATGATCGTGCCGCTGAACCTGCAGTGGGCGGCGGAGCGTCTCACCAAGACTGAACTCCGTACCGGTACCGCCAACAACGACATCTCGGCGATCGTCAGCACTGGCGCGCTGGCCGAAGGCTATTCGGTCAACGAGTTCCTTACCTCGAACTTCTCGTGGTTCGTGCTGACCAACATCCGCGGTCTCGTCTACTACGATCGCGTGCCGTTCGAGATGGATCTGCAGGTGGATCCGACGACCGGCAACCTGCTGGTGATCGGATACGAACGCTATGGCGTTGGCTATCGCAACCCTCGCGCAGCATTTGGACACAACCCCACGGCTTAGCCAGGGAGGCATACATGCCAGGACCAGGAACGATCCTGCTTGGCGGTCCCCTTGGGTCCGGGACCGTGATGGGCAGTCCACCGAGTAGCCGCAGCGACGTCGGCTTCTGCGAACTCGTGCAGCGTCAGACGATCGGACAGAACAGCACCACCGCGGTGTCGGCGACCTTTCTGCTGCCGGCCAACTCGACCATTCTGAACTTCGACGTCGACGGGCTCACCGCGTTTAACTCCGCCACCTCGGCGATCATGACGATCGGCTCCGCACCAGCCGGCACGCAATACGTCACCAGTGTCGATTGCAAGGCGATCACTGGGCGTGCTGCGTTGGCCTACACCCAGGCACAGCTCGCCGCGATGAACAACATCGGCGCTAACACCAGCGTGGTCGCCACCGTCACGCCGGTCGGTGCCACCTCCGCCGGCAGTGTCGTGGTGACCATTCGTTACCTGCAGGTGGTGAACCTGGCGGGCGGCATCCTGTAACATGCTGCCGGTCATCTTCAGCAAGAGCCTGACCGCGGCAGCGTCGGCGAACAACGTCTGTGCTTCGCAGACCATCGGCGCCGGCGGTGGCACGCTCAACCTCAATGGCGCCGCCGTGGTGAATGGCGTGGCGGTACTCGACAGCCAGCGTCGCATCATCATCACGTCAGGCAGCAACGACAGTGCGGTCACCTTCACGGTCTATGGCACCAACGATGCCGGCATCGCGATCAGCAGCGCCGTTCAGGGCGCCAATGCCGGGGTCGCTGTCTTACCCGTTGACTTCAGGACGATCACACGGATCACAGCATCAACCGCCACTGGTGCGGTGACCGTCGGCACCAACAGTACCGGATCCAGCCAGTGGTTCATGCCGAACTACCACCTGGCGCCGTTCATCCTCGACATCGAGTGCGGGATCACCGGCAGCGTGACCTACTCGATCGAGACCACGATGGACGACTACTGGACGCCGCCCGGTCAAAACCTCGTCGGTATGCCTGCCTACACCGGCATTGTGCTGGTGCGTCCGACCACGGTGGTGGCTGCCACCGCGGGCTCAAGTCTGGTGATCACCGCGCCCTGCCGCGGTTGGCGCGCGACCATTACCGCAGGCAGCGGCAGCGTCACCTGTGAAGCGCTGCAAGCCGGAATTTCCAACGTCTGAAGGAGTGATGGCCATGGCCAAAATGCTGAAGCGCAAGCGGGGCGGCAAGGTCGCTGACGAGGCGAAGTCTGACAATGACGAAGACGATCGCGCGCGCGGCGGTCGCACTGTAGCGCGCGCGCTCGGCGGCAAGATCCCAGCACGCAAGGCGGGCGGCGCGATCGGTGGCGCCAGTGAGGGCGGCAGCCTGGCGAAGCGCGCACGCGGTGGCGGCATCGGTCGGGGCGGTCGGTCCTTTGCGAGGGGCGGCTCACCGCTCTCATCTGCATCAAGCCTCTCTCATCCTGGCGGTGGTGGCCAAGGCCATGAGGGAAGCGATTCCCCGAAGGAGGCGCCCTGACCTGGCGCGACGGGCTTTTGGCGGCAGGCTGACGGAAGACACCAACGGGCCGGGACCGGAATCGCCGGTCCGCAAGGCGCGCAAGGATTGGTTTGAGCCGGACGGTTCGCGCGGTGAACGCGACGCGCCGAGCAAGTATGCGCGCGGCGGCAAGATCGAGCGCGAGACCCGTGGCCCCTGGTATGCCGAGAAGAAGCTGGTCGGTAAGGAGCGTGCGCGCGGTGGTCGGTTGAAGCGTGCCAGTGGTGGTTCGACTGATGACGACAACTCTGTCGCACCGAGTGTGAGCGATAAGGATCTTGCCGCTGGCAAGCAGGCGTTCGCTCAGTCGCATCAATTTAACGATCGAGCAAACGCCAGGATCAGCAGCATTCTCGGCAAGTCGCCAAGCGCTCGCGAGACCGATCAGGTCGTGAACGCCGATGCTCTCGATGATCAGCGCGCTGACATCGCGCGCGATCGTGGCTTTCGCGCATTCGGTATGCCGGGTGGTGCAAAGTATCCGCGCAGTCAGCCTGAAGGCTATCCGGTGCCGCAGGGTCTCGGCAAAAAGCGCGGCGGTCGACTGGCTGGCCGGAAGTAGACCGTGAGCGGAACCACACCCAACTGCGAGGGCGTGGGCATTCCGTTCGGCAACGGCGCCAGCGGCGCCACATCCTTCAACCCGCCACTATCAGACATCGTCATCGAGGTGTTCGAGCGCTGTCAGAAGCGCGCCATCGAGCTGGAGCCCGAGCACTGGCAGTCCTGCCGCCGCTCGATGAACCTGGTGCAGAGCCGGTGGAGCAACAGAGGGATAGCCCTTTTTAAGGTTGAGCTGGTCAGCGTGCCTCTGGTGCAGGGGCAAATTGATGTGCCAGTGGATCCGTCCGTGATCAGCGTGTTGGATGTTTACCGCTCTGCGCCGGCCAGCACTGAGGCGCCTGGTGTCATCACTGATATTGTGTTGTACCCGATCGACCGGTCGAATTACGCCAGTATTCCCAATAAGGAAACTCAGGGTCCGCCAACATCGTTTTGGTACGAACGTTTGCAGCAGCCCAACCTGAAACTGTGGCCGGCAGTCGACGGTAACGGACCATACACTTTGAACTATTATGTGTTCCGCCAGATGCAGGATGCCATCCCGGCGATGGGGATGACTGCCGACCTGGTGCAGCGGTTCTATGAGGCTTATATCGCGGAGGTTGCCGCGCACGTCGCTCTAAAGTGGCAACCGTCGCAGGTTCAGGTTCTCTCAGCTTATGCCATGGCGGTTTACAAGGAGGCCCAGGGCGAAGACCATGAACGCGTAACGACGGTAATCAGCCCTGATCTGTCCGGATATTTTATATGACTAATTTAGAGCAAATATCCTTTCGATCGCATGAAGTCGATCGGATCTTTGGCATGCTTGGTCAGGTTGCAGTGCGCGCACAGGATCTGGAGGTTCCTCTTCTCGTGTGCGCCGCCTCGCAGAAGCGGGACGATATGGTCAACATGGTACTGAGCGACGCGTTTCCGGCAGGCAGCGCACCGACCTCGCTGCGAGGCGTAGATCATTTTGATATCAGCGCTGGTGATCTTGCTCTGTGTGCCACGACACTTTCTTGCCCTCCTGTTCGCGGTAGCGGCTTTGGCGGTGACGGCTGCTTTGTCTGGATTTCGGATCCTCCACGCAGTGATGTATGCGTCGAGTGCAGCCCTGTTCTTCTGTCGATAGACAGTGTTGTAGGCAGACATCTCGGCTGCATGGAGCCGTCGGTAGTTCCGCAGCGTGTTCTGCAGGCGTGGCTCATGTTTGTGTGCGTGGTACCACGCGTTATTCTGGAGTTTCCTCGCTTCCTTATTTGGGCGACGCGTCTTCTCGTACGCCAGGCGTTGTTCTTTGTGCGTAGCTTCGTACTTTTGCCACGATGCTCTGATCTTCTCCGGATTGGCGGCTCGGTAGGCTCGCCGGTCAGCGATGATACTTTCGCGGTTCTTGGCGTAGTGCCTCGCTTTGTAATCCTGTTTGCGGGCTTTGTGCTGGATGTAGTAGGCGGCGTAATATGCCTTCTTCCTGGCCTTCCGCTCAGCTTCGCGCGCAGCATCATCCAATGGTATGGGGAAATCAGCCAGGGTCGCCTCCAGCGGCTTTGGTCAGTGGTGTCGGTCTGGGGTCAGAAGCCAGATCGACGCCACGCCTGTAATCGATTCGGCATGCTGGAGCAAGCAGCATGATCCGGCACAGCCCGCACGCATATGCCGACATCTCCAAGCCCGAGCCTTGGGCGCATTGCGACAGATGCAACTTCCGGCACATGCACAAGAACCTCACCTGGCAATTTGATTGGCGCGGCCCTCGCCTCGCCAACCTGCGCATTCTGGTATGCGAGCGCTGCCTTGATGTGCCGCAGCCGTCCGGCCGTAAGCCGATCAAGATCGGGCCGGATCCGGTGCCTGTGCGTAATCCGCGGCCGGGGTTTGCCAACGTGCAGATGGGCGACATGCCAGATCCACCCTGGTCGCCAGCGCTGCCCAACGAGATCATCGGTGACTGACGGTGCAGTATCCCGACCTCATCACAGCTCTTGCGTCGTATGCGCAGCAGGAACAACCGTCAGCGGAATATACCACTGCGCTGCCAACCATCATCAGCAAGGCTGAACTGAGGATCTATCGCGAACTCGATATCAGCGCGACCAGCGCTACTAATGCCTCGTTGGTCTTCACGCCTGGCTCACGCATCCTCTCCCTCACCGGCATGAGCGGTCAGACCCTCAATGGCCTGCCGGTCGCATATCCCTATCCGGTCTCGGTGGAAGGACTGAGTGCCATCGTGCCGGCCTGGAAGATGCCGCCGTATGGCACGCGTGTCCGCTTTCAGCCGGTCAGCTTGTCATTCATCGATCTGACCTGGCCGAATGAAAGTGTGGTCAGCACACCAGGCAATCCATTTGCTTACTTTGCTATGCTGGACGATCAGACCCTGATCGTCGCGCCGACGCCCGACCTGCAATACGGCGCTGAGGTGCAAGGCTTCTGGCGACCCGCACCGATGAGCGCCGCCAATCCGCAGAGCTGGCTCGGTGATCACCTGTCGGATCTGTTGGTCGATGCCTGCATGGTCGAGGTGGCTGGCTGGATGCAGAACTTCGGCCAGCAGGCGGACGATCCAAAGCTGGCACTGTCATGGGAGCAACGCTACCAGCAGGATCTGAAGAGCGCGGGCACGGAGGAGATGCGCCGTAGCTTCGGTCGGCCCGTGCCGATTTCGTTTCCGATGGTACCAATGGGACCGCCGCCTGGCGGGCCGCCGCGATGACGTCATACACACCATCCCTCAGATTTGCCCAAATGGTGACTGCGGATCCTGCGGTGCGGGATCAGTGGGGCACGATTTGGGATGCCACGGTCTCGGTGGTCGAACAGGCGATTGCCGGCAACTCGGCGATCAGTCTCACCGGCTTCACCAGCTACGCGCTGACCGTCGCCAACAACGCACCCGATCAGGCGCGGCAGGCTGCCTACAACTTCACCGGCGCGCTGCTCGGGGCGTGCACCGTCACCATCCCGGCGGCGCCGAAGATGGGCATGGTGCAGAACAATACGACGGGGGGCTTCGCCGTCACTCTGACCACGGGTGTTGCCGGCGGACGCAGCATCGCGGTGTTGCCGGGGCAAAGCAGTTGGTATGCGTGTGACGGCACCAACATCGATGCGCCCAACATTGTCGGTGCCACACCGATCGGCGCGCTGATGAACTTTGCCGGCAGTGCGGCGCCGCCGCATTGGCTGATGTGCAACGGGCAGCTCGTCTCGCGCACCACCTATGCCCTGCTGTTCGCGGTGATCGGCACCACCTACGGCGCTGGCGATGGTCTCGCGACCTTCGGCCTGCCTGACCTCCGCGGCCGAACCATGGCCGGCCTCGACAACATGGGTGGCGCTGCTGCTGCTGGCCGGATGACGGCCAATTCAGGCACGCCAGGCACCACGCTCGGTGGGGTCGGCGGCAATGAGATGCTGCAGAGCCACGCGCACAGCGTTTACGATCCGCAGCACACCCACACGATCAACGATCCTGGTCACGCGCACAGCGTTTACGATCCGACCCACAATCATGGCGTGAACGACCCGCAGCACGTGCATGGTGTCGGCGATCCGACCCACGCGCACAGCATCGCCGACGGTGGCCACAATCACAGCCACAACGATCCAACCCATATTCATCAACTCTTCGATTACGGTCACGCGCATGCCGGCAGCACTGATGCGCAGGGCAACCACAATCACAACTACAACTCACCGATGATGACGGGTGCCGGTAACTTTATCGGCGGCAATAGTAGCCATCAGATCACCGACAATCAGACCTGGCAGACCGATGTGCAGGGCAATCACGCGCACAACATCGGCACCGATGTTCGAGGCACGGGGATCTATCTCGGCTACAGCGCCACCGGGGTCACCAACAATCCCTCTGGCACAGGCATCGGCATCTATGGCGCTTACACCGGCATCTATCTCGGCTACAATTACACCGGCGTCAGCATCCAGTATCACGCCACTGGCGTCAGCATCTATGCCGCCGGCGTCGGCACGTACAACAGCTACTCCCCGACCGGCATCGGCATCTATGGCACCGGCGCCGGCAGCACGCAGAACATGCCGCCAGTCATGATGGTATCTACTATTATATATACCGGTGTCTGAGCATGCCGTTCGCCAAACTAGCTCTTAAACCTGGTGTCGACACCCAGCGCTCACCGACGCTGAACGAAGCCGGTATTTCGGACAGTCAGCTTATTCGTTTCCCATTCGGCCTGCCGGAAAAGCAAGGCGGCTGGCAGAGCTTCCCCAACCTGCCGCTGCTGATCGGCATTTGCCGCGGCCTGTTCGGCTGGGCCGACCTCAAGGGCACCCCCTATCTCGCGGTCGGCACCGAGCAACGCCTGGAAGTGATGAACGGCGGCGCGCTGTTTGACATCACGCCGCTCCGCACCGTGACCAATCCCGCGGTGTCGTTCAGCACCACCGCGGGCTCAGCTTCGGTGCTGATCCATGACCCTGGACATGGTGCTGTCGCGGGTGACTGGATCAACCTGCTGACCTACGTCTCGGTCGGCGGTCTGCTGCTGCAAGGCTATTATCAAATCGCCAGCGTGCCGGATGGCAACAGCTACGTCGTGCAAGCCGCGAAGCCAGCCACCAGCACGGTCACCAATGGCGGTGCAGTTGCTGTCGCGACCACCACCAGCGGCTCCGCCACGGTCACCGTCACCTTGGCCAATCACGGCCTGTTAACCAGCCAGTTCATCGTCATCGCAGTGCCAACCACGATCGGCGGCGTGACCATCGCTGGTTCCTATAACGTGGCGTCGGTGCCCGATGCCAACACCTTCACCATCATTGCTGGCACGGCCGCGACATCAAGCGCGACCGGCGGGGTGAATGGCGGCAATGCGCGTATCAACTATCTGATCCCGAGCGGCCTCGCGGTGCCGACCTACACCACTGGTTGGGGCATCGGCGATTTTGGCATGGGCGACTGGGGCACCGGCAGCAGCGGCTCTGAACTCATCCATGCCAGGCAGTGGTCGCTGTTCAACTTCGGTCAGGATCTGATCGCCTCGCCATCCTATGGCATGATCTATTACTGGCAGCCGCCGACGATCCAGCCAGCCGTCGTGGTGGACCCCTCGGCGCCTCTGCAGAACATCGTGGTGTTCGGCATGGGTCAGGTGCAGATCATCATCTCAGCCGGTGCGGAAGCGCTCGGCACGCTGTATCCTACCTTGGTGCGCTGGTGCGACAGCGGCGACTTCACCGACTGGGTCGCGAGCGCCACCAATCAAGCCGGCAGCTATCAGATCCCGACCGGCAGCACCGCGGTGTCCGGCCTGGCGATCGGCCTCGGCGCGTTGATCTGGACCGACGTCGACCTGTGGTCGATGAGCTATATCGGCACGCCGTTTATCTTCAGCTTCAATCGCGTCGGCATCTCCTGCGAACCGATGTCGATGAAGGCGGTTGCGGTGTGCCCCGGCAATCTCGTGGTGTGGCCTGGCCCACGTGGCTTCTTCCGGTTTGACGGCGGCACTGTCTCGCCGCTCGCCTGCACGGTCTGGGACGTGTTCTTTACCCTGCTCGATACCCGCCAGCAGGAGCTGGTGTTCTCCGCGCTGAACGCCATGTTCAATGAAGTGAGCTGGTACTATCTGCGGAAAGACACCGAGATAGGTTACGTTCGCTGGAACTTTGCCAACAACCTATGGGATCTTGGTGTGCTCGATCGCACCGCCTGGACCGAGCTGAGCCCGGTCGGCAATCCGATCGGTGCCAGCACCGCTGGCATTCTCTACGAGCACGAGATCGGTGCGAATGCCGACGCCAGCCCGCTGAGCTGGAGCTTCACCACCGGATACTTCGACCTGCAGGCCGGTGAGGACTTCGCCTTCGTCGACTTCTTCATTCCGGATTTTGTCGGCAGCTACTCCGCCATCGAGATGACGATCTTCGCCACCGACGCGCCCAATCTCAGAGCGCGCACGTACGGTCCGTTCGTCATCCAGCCTGGCACTGAGTACATCAATGTGCGGGTGCGCGGACGGCAGTTGGCGCTGAAATTCTCCGGCAACGATCTCAACTCACAGGTGCGGCTTGGCGGCGTGCGCTACCGCTTCGCGACAGCCGGCCGGCGCGGATAGGAGAAAACCAGATGTGTTTCTCAGCTCTTTGGCTTGTGCAGTTCTTGGTATGGCTGGTCGTTGTCTGTGCCGTCGTTGCGATCCTGATGATCCTATTGCCGATCGTGCTCGGCTGGTTGGGCTGGGCCGGTGATATTGCGATGCGGATTATCAGGATCATTGTCGCGGCGATCGTGATCATATTTATCATTTGGTTCTGTTTTGACTTGCTAACCTGTTTTGGTGGTGGCGGCATCGGGATGCCACGCGTGCGATGAGCGGCAGCATTGTCCCGCCGGGTGTCGGCCAGGTCATCTCGGTCCTGCAGGATCTGGTCAAGGCGACCTGGGCAACGGCCGATACGCCGGCGACCTTCAAAGCGCCGTCGACACTGACACTGCCACCCGTCACTGCGAGCAACGCCGGTCAGCTCGCGTTCCTGATCCATGGCCGCAACACAGGCCAGGCGGCAGGTGCCGGCACCGGTACTTTATGTTGTGTTAATAATGCTGGTGTGTGGATCGCTGTGTGGAGCGGGGTGGCGCCGACCACCTGAAGCGTGCTAACCCGCAAATGCGATGTATCAACCGACGACCGGGTCCGGTCTCGTTGTGTCGCTTCCAGGCGAAACAGTCCGCGCCATCGTCGCACGAGTCGTGAGCCGTGACACCGTCCTGGTCGAGCTGGGTCATCCCCTCCTAAACCCCACGCGTCAGCACAATTATCGCATCGGCGATATCATCTGCTGCCAACGCAACTGGGGCGAACTCGGCGAGTTCTGGGAAGCCATCGATGAGCGCCGGCTGCCCACAGCAATACCTGAATTAAAGCCGAAGAAATTAGCAGCGAAGAAATCTGCCAAACGACCAGCCCGTAAGGTTGTCGCGAAGAAAAAGGCGAAGCGCCGTGCCGTGGTCCGGTGACCAATTTCAGTCGCGGCACAATCACGCGCTTTCTCCGGCGCAGTCGGCGCATGCGGCGCGGATCGCCAACGCCATCCTCGCCAAACATCCGGGACAGGAAGGGTTGGCGATTGCGGTCGCAAACAAGCGCGCTGCAGGGCGCGCTGAGGGAGGCAGTGTGTTAGGCGGTTACCAATTCGGCGGCACGCTGCCGACCGCGCAGCCGATGGCTGCGCCTCATGCGCCTGGCATGGGTGTCCCTCACATGGGTGGCGGCATGGGCGCTGGCCCGCCGCACGTCGGTATGCCGCGCGTACGACAATCACACATGGGCATGCCGCATCTCGGCGGCATTCGCGGCTTCGCGGATGGCGGCGAGCTGCAGGCGACACCAGGCGGGTTGGCGCCGAGCGACGTCACGCAGAACCCGATGTACGCCGGGATGATCAAGCAGTACGCGAATATGTCGCCGGAGCAGCTCCAGGAATTCGTCATGCGCTCCGGCAATTCGCCGCAAGGTCAGGTGGCGCAGAAGCTGCTGACCCAGAAGCGCATGATGGGCGGCTCGCAAACCTCACCGCAGCTCCAGGCGCAGCAGCAACAGCAGGTGCAAGGCGCACAGGCACTGAGCAACACGCAGGCGATCAGCACGCCATCAACCGCACAGTCAGAGCAAGGCTACGCACGCGGTGGATTCGCCGGTGGCGGCAGTTCACCGATGGGGATCTCCTCATCGGAAGCGGCGCCTTGGTGGACGCGTGCAGAGGCGCGCAGCGCCGATTCCGGCTTTATCAACTCGGCGGTTCCCGGCCGCACCGATCACATCCCGCAAAATCCCGCGGCCGATAGCTACGTCATTCCAGCGGAAGAGGTGGCTGGTCTCGGCGAAGGAAATTCACTGGCTGGCGCGCACATGCTCAGCATGGCGTTTGGCATGGGACCGTACGGCACACGCATGCCGGCGGCACATCGTGGTTCCGGACCACCACATGCCACGCCACCGCGGCCACTGGCACAGGAAAGCCGTGGCGGCGCACGCTCCGGCGTCGGACAGGGAGAGGTGCCGATCATGGCAGCGGGAGGCGAATTCATTGTGCCGCCGCACATCGTCGCCGCGGTCGGTCGCGGTAATGCCAGGCGTGGCCACCAGGTGCTCGACAAGTTCGTCATGCGGCTGCGCCAGCAACATATGAAAACGCTCCGGAAATTACCCGGCCCGGTGCGTCAGTGAGGACTTTATGAGCGACGACAGCAACCCCTTCAGTGTCCGCAGGGCGGATCCGTATGATCTCGACGCGCTGTTCGATATCGCGCTGTTTCTGGCGCACGAGGACGCGTTGCAACCGGTGAGCGAGACCAAGCTGCGCGCCGCGGTGCAACGCTGCGTCAACATGGACAACGCCATCGCTGGCATTATCGATGGCAAGGACGGCATCGATGGCACCGTCGGCCTGGTCATTCAGCAATTCCCCTATAGCGATGCCGACCACCTCGCGACGCTGTGGATCGGCACCAGCCAGGCATACCGCGACCGCATCACCAAGCAGCGGCAGCGCAACTACGCGCCGGA